AAAATAATGTAAAAAGAGTAATGAAATGGATGAGCCTATGGAAAAGATACACAAGAAGCGTGGACGTAAACCCAAAGGAGGTAAAATCGTAAAAAACGATCCCAAAATAAACGTCCACAATCCGAATCATACAAATGTCATTCTCCATTTAAAATGCAGGATTTCGGATATTCCCTCTTTCCAGGACATGACCAAATACAATCCAGACCTGTGCACGATTGAACCCTTTGAGGAGGATCATACATTTGGTGCGTACAATAGTACCGAGCCTGTAGTGCAAGACAAACGCGATCTGTCCAAGGGCGACCGGCAAAAGAAAGAAATCTACAATAAATTAACCGATCTTGAAACCCAGTTACACAACAATCATGTGAACCAAAAATCAGCGTGTTTTTGGTGTACCTGCGACTTTGACACACCTACGATTTATATTCCTTCTCTTTTTTTCAAAGGAAAATACAACGTCTACGGGTGTTTCTGTAGCCCAGAATGTGCATGCAGTCACTTATTCAAAGAGAACATTGACCAAACCATCAAATATGAACGTTATCAATTGTTAAACTTGCTTTATAGTAAAGTCTATCAATACGACCGAAACATCAAGTTTGCACCCAATCCGCATTATCTTTTGGATAAATATATGGGAAATCTCACCATCGAAGAATATAGACAGCTTCTCACGTATGATCGGGTCATGCTTGTCTTGGATAAACCCTTGACCAAGATTTATCCAGAGTTGCACGAAGACAATAACGAGTTTGAAACCGTGTATGATAACAAGCTCAACCTAAAACGTACACATAAGTTGGATAAAACCCAGTCTATCTCGAATGTCTTCCATGCATAAGACACAAGCTTCATCGCCAGCTTATCGCAAACGTATTTCACGCTTGATCGTCTCTTCCAAGGTCTCTTCTACGTCGTCCTTATCGACCCCATTTCGTAAGGCGATGATCATTTTCTTATAGATGTTCTCTTTGAGCAAGTCAATGGGACGATCATCCAAGAGACGCATCACTTTTGTCTCGACTGTATGAAAATTCGAGTACCCTCGAATACGCTTGATGGTAGAGACAGACGCCCATACATCACGTATCGTCTCACGTAGCTGATCATAGAGTTCACTTTTTTCCTTTTTCAAAAGAAGTGCATAATTGACGAGTGATCCTAACAAAAAAAGCATACGATCGTCCATTTTGTCTTTATCAATCTGTGACTTCATGGTTTTCAATATATTCTTAATTTCTGCATAGGTTGTATGCTTTTTGAGAACAAAAGGTCTAGTCTCTTGGCAAAAGAGTAGCACAAAATCTGGGTTGGTGTCAATCATGTTGTACCACAGCCATTCTTCGATCAGGTCAAAGGTTTGATAGTAGTGATTGATCTTATCTTCTATCACATCCTCCTGACCAAACGGGTCATCGTCTATTTTCTTTTTCAGGTAGATTTCTTTTTCCTTTTGTGGAATGGTTCGCCATACGTAATGGATCGACAAAAACAACTCTTCCTGAAATCCGGGCTTCTTACGCACGAGTGATGCAATCTTTTTATAGGTATCAAAGTATTGACACAATACCTTGATTTTTGTTTGGGGTTTACTCTTGAGGTTACTCAAGAGCAGTTCTACTTGCCCCTTTAAACGTTCCCATTTATCGTAATTACTGGATTGGTTCATCTTGTATAATTACGATATTAATTTAGGTGCCAACACCAACGCTTAACGGCGGCGGCGCTGCTGGCGTTGCTGGCGCTGCTGCTGCTGGCGCTGCTTCATGGTCATCTTCTTGCGGCGAAGAGACTTTCCCTTGCTCTTGCGCACCTTGCGGCGTCTGGAGCGACCACCGTCCTGTCTAGTCGGGTAAGTTGACCCGGTCTCAGTCCCGGTCCCGGTCCCGCTCTCAGTACCCGCTCCCGCAACATCGGCGTTACCTCCTCTGAGCCCATCTGGTTTCTTGTATCCTGGATCTCCTGGTTTTAATGGGTGGCCTGGCATTATACATTACCCCGATATTTTTTTTTCTTGATTTTGGATAAATAAAACAGTATCCACCTTTTTTGATTCAAAAAGATAGGGTTTCCAACGCCTAAATTCCGGAATAAAAATACAGGAAATCATTTTTTCGCTAAAGGTGGGTCCTTCCTCCTCCGACTCACTTTCTTCCATTTCTTTGTAGGAACGCACATTCGGACAAAATCCTCGGCGCAAAAAATGGCTGGTCTTAAAGTCGTTAACTAACGCAGTAGAATAAAAGGTGCTCTGTTTTTGATCATTCAGTGCATACAGTTCGTAAACATCTTCGGTTTCCTCGCGCTTTTTCATGAGGAACGTCGCAAACAATGGCTTAAACAAGACCAGTCGAGGCTTGGCAGAAAGTTGCAACAGTCCGTACACTTCATAGGGCATGGTGGTGGCGTCTAAAAATGCCCGTTGAAAACACGTATGGGGTAAATGAAAGGTAATACTCCCTAAATAAAAGGAAGGTCGGATCATACCTAAACATTCCTTCAACAAAGTCATCCTGGCCATGAAATCCTCTTTCCGATGCCGACCTTGATAATAATAAAGGGTCTCGGCTACAAACGCGCGGTCCATCAAGGTACCGTACAAGATCGTGCCCGCGCCTTCACAGAGCTCTTCCTTAAAGGAGACATAATAGTGGTATATTTTTTGTATTTCATTACATTGTGAATGTAAAAAAATACAAATAGGTTTTTTTTCGACACGCGTAAACCATGCGAAAACTTTCTTTCCTTTTGGAATAATAAAACAAGGATATTTTGTCAAGGTATTCGCTCGCTCGTATTTCTCTAGTCGTATTTCTGGGAACGTATGTACCAAATCATCCATTGGGTATACTAGTCTAGGCGTGTTTATATTCGTTTATCTTTTTCTCTAATTGTTCCTTTAATTCATTCAATTCACCGCTTTCCTCTGGAAACAAGTAATGCACTGGATCAATCTTCATCCACTGCATCAGATCTGTATTGGTATAGTAAAGGGTCACATGAAATAGAAGAAGAATACCTACCGTCATGGACATCTCCTCTAACATTACCTTACAACGCGAAAGGAATTCCCCCACCTAAACCCATTAGACCAACAGTCCAAACAATTGAATAAACAACTTGGCATTGTCTTCTTGTGTTTCAAAGTAATAATCTTCTTTTCCACAATAGGTTTCTTTCACGAGGCTAATGCCCGGTGCGACCATGGCCTCTTCGCGTGTTTCTTCCACAAACAAATGATCGTACGGAATGTGATAGGTTTTGTGCACTCGACGGGTCTGTATGTCTTCCAGCAAGAATTCCAGATGCTTGATCTTGCGTAGGTCTCGCTTGACTTCCTTGTATTGGATTTCATAAAATCCGTCCTTGTGAAATTCATAGGCCCCGTCTGAGGTCAGGAACCGTTGAACATGAGACCGTTGACTATACACAAAGGGTAATCGTGTAAAGTCATAATCTTTGACAAATATTTTCATCTATTTATTTCTATATTTTGGGTTTATACCCTAACCTAATAGAATATTTGATAAAATGAATTGAAGAAACGATCCCTCTAATAGTAAGTATGTTCACAGTGATCATGGTGCATACAGAAGGCGCATTGACCGAGAAGTCGGTGGTCGATATAGACAAATTGTATACGGTGTGTCAATTTCGCACAGACGCGAATTTCATCTGTTTGACGAGTTGGGTCAAGCATGGTGTCACCTATCAACTATATGGGAAGCCAAAAAACAAGAACACCAAAGTCAATCGCTACGTCTTTCCTTTTACACAAGAACAGTATTATGGTAATCTTTGTCTCGTGAAACAAGGGGAGGAATATGAGAGCTTGACGATACAGGAATGGAACCAGTGCATGAACCTGGAACCCTTTGTGGAGCCAGAGGCTGTTGCGGTTCCAGGCGAACTTCGAAAGGAGGATTACGAGGACGAATAGAGATCATTATATATGGTAGATCAATGTAGTATCATTTTATTAAAACCGTAGGTAGAGTTTTCAAATACTTTTCAAAATGCGAATGGTTCTGTTTTGCATCTTGGTAACCATAGAGATACATCTGATAGATCGAGGTTGTTTTTAACGGATGGATCCCAAAGATGAAACGTATTTTATGATAGATCGAGTTGGAATAACGACCGAACATAAAAGGCGTAATGATCAAAGGCTTCTCTTGATATTTACATAGGAAATCCTTGTAATAGAAAAAACCATCCATGGCTAGTTTGTGATTGTAAAAGTCAATCCCCGACTCATGTGTCACGAATGGGATAAAGGAACTACTCTTACAGCATCGCACCAGTTGTTCGATCGTGAGAAAATCATTGTAAAGTCCCAACCCATTTGAATGAGACACTGCAATCGATGCACAACTCAGGTCGTAATCTTCCAGGGTCGTGGTTGTCTCGACCATATCCATCAGGGTCTTCATCACGGCAGCGGAATCAGTTTCATTGCATTGAAATATTCGTCTTAACATGTCATTCCTTTTTTCTGGAGCCATTCGCATAAACAGTAAAGTAAAAGAACCAGCAGAGAACCCGATCAATTGTTTATCTTTCACCTGGAAATGATTGACTATATAATGAGAAATACCCAAACTATAGAATCCGGCTACTCCACCCGGGCCAAGCACGATATCTGGTAACACCGTAGGAGGTAACGTATTGGAATAAGGAGTAGTTACCATATCCGGTAATTGATCCATGTGTAAAGGTTCGTCGTGATCGGAATTGACGTTTATGATATACTTTTGGAATAGAGGATCAGGTAAAAACCCATTTGTCAAATAAAGCATAATGGCGAGTGCCAATAGATACCGTAACATTATACTAGAAACACAAAATTGAATATAAATAATAAACTCATCCTCATACAAGATATGGAACAAAGTACTGATCAGAAGCTTCGTCGTCGGGTGGTGGATACCTTTACGTCTCTCTTATCCAATGAGGTGAAATCTCGTAACCTAGAGAAGAGTATATACAATCATTCCCTTGACAAGGCCGACACTCATCATATTCCAAAACGTTGGGAGAACAAAATCTTTCTACAGCTTTACCTAGATACATTTCGTCGTCTCTACTTTACTTTGAAAAAGCCCGAGGTGAAAGAGAAAGTGATCTCGGGTATCTTTCTGTGCAAAGACATGGCTTACAAGAGCCATCAAGAACTGTATCCAGAGAAATGGTGTGAAGAGATTGAAAACAAGAGGATCCGTCTAGAGAATAAGTATTTTCCAAAGATCGAAGCAAGTACAGACACCTTCGAATGTCGCCGCTGCAAGAAAAACCGCTGTACGTATTACCAGGCACAGACCCGATCTGCGGACGAACCCATGACGACCTTCGTCACTTGTCTAGATTGCGGCAATCGTTGGAAATGCTAAAGGTTTGGCCTTGTTATACATCATCAGCTTAATTTCTTCCTTGATTTTGTTTAAACAATCATCTTTTTCTTTGTTGTTGATGTATTTGACAAATTTCTCTTTTAAAACCGTGTCTTGATTGGTCTCTAGCCATTCTTCCAAAAGCATCTCCTTGTCTTCGTAGAGCTTGTCGAGTTCATCTCGCTTGTTGGCAAGGTTCCAATTGGTCCCATCGTAGATCATCAAATACTTATCCTTCATGTTGGAGATGTAAATGTTCATGTTCTCGGGTTTCAATGGGTTAAAGTGAATGCATTCGATCATGTTTTTTACACAAAAGTTCACCTTCTTAATACACTTCTTGTAATCTTCATCCGTCAAGTGAGAGACGTCTGTGTCTCGATACGAAAGAAGGGTAATGTTGTTTTGAATGTTGGTGGTGTTAAAGGATCCCGTGATTTCGAGCTTGCCCATGAGTTTCTCAATCTGCTTGGCCTGGCTCTGTAACTGTATCTGAAACTCGGTTTGTTGCTGTTCCATCTGTGCATTCATTAGTCTCACGAGTTCTTTTAGATCTTCGTCTTTGTTTTTTGTACAAGAATATTTGATATGTTTTGAGACGGATTGTTTGTGTTTGTATTTCTGTCCACAATATTTACATTCGAACTCATTGACGTGTGGCTTACTTTTGGCTTCCTCGAGACTTACTTTAGACTTACTTTTTATCAATTTATGCTTCGTTGTTTCCAGATGTTTCATGAAATTTGCTTTTACAAAGGTTGTGTAATTGCAGCATACACATTTATTTTCCATATACATAATTGTGTATATTATTTTTTTATACTTTTTTCGATATTCTCATTCATCACATTATTCGTGGTGACAATCGATTTATACTTTTGTAAAAAAATGACATGCATTTATACATTAGTATAGACTTACCAAAAAGTATAAATCGCGGGAGAGAGAATCGGATTTTTGGGTCGACCCTTTTTCAAAAACGCCTTTTCTGAAAACGGCCTCCGGAGATCGATTATTCATCCAGGAGCATCATGGTCATAGCCGAGTAATTATGCAAGTCGATCATGGTATCTCTTAGGGTTTCATCATCTATTAGATTAACCCCATTTTTTGTGATGGAGAGGGCACGCTGTATTTTGTCTTCGATACGCATCAACACCCCGATCACCCCAAACTTGGCAAACGCATCGCCATAGTCCGCATTCTTCTTGGTAAACAATTCAAGGGCTTCCTGTTGGATCTTTTTCAATTGTCCTACACGGTCCATTATAGAAACATAAGAAAATGATTTATATCTATTTCATAACTGCATACATTTTACAAAGGTCATCCATATCTGGGTTCCTTCGCTGTCGACCCCTACACAGGATTTGTCTCCGCGCTTTCTTTGCACAAGCATAGGAACAAAAGGTATATTCTTTATAATCCAGTAAGAGAGTATATTCAAGATGAACATCCTGAATACATTCATAACAATAGGTTTTTAGGTATTGACGGAAACCGTATTCTAAACGAATGTCCTGTAACACAGTTACCTTACGCGCGTGAACCATCTCTAGTACAAGCATGTCGTCTCTTCTTCAGAATGTAATCAACCTCAATTTTAATGGGTTGAAAGTAAGCCTGTATACAAGTTGCACAATAAGGATAAAAACGATAGTCACGATACCATAGAATAGGTGTTTCTGTATAGTTGAAACAATCATAACAAATATGTAAAGCACCTTCCTTTTCTTCCATTCTTTCTAGAAATTCAACATGCAACCTTATTTTTCTACCCGCTGTCATGGGATCCATTCTATGATTATAATTATGTCTTTCTATATCATGAAGCATTCATCCACAAGCCATTATGTGAATATGTTTTTTATCATGGTATTGTCTGGAGTTTTATCTACGATGAACGTTTGGGTTGATAAAGTAGAAGATATGCGGTTTAGTATCAATGATGCATACATGACACTCCTTATGACGGGGTGGATGTTTCTGTTTATGGGGTGGATAGATCAAGAATGGATGATATGTTTTATAGGAATATTCTTAGTCGTAATCAATATAGTATGCATTCGTACACAATTTCTAGTGACAGATAGACAATACACACTGGGTATGATCCCGCATCATTCGATGGCGATCCACATGAGTAAAAAATTATTAGAAAAAGACACAAAGCTGTCACTCTTCATGACAGATCTTATAGAGAGACAAGAAAAAGAGATAAAAATCTTAAAAGGCATGTGAGAGATTAATCTTATGTAGACTTACTAGCACGTCCAGCCAACTCATCCGCATGCGCGTTACCAATAGAATGCCTGTCTTTTTTTCCAGTATGCGCCTTGATATGTAGAAAATGAACATTGGGTTTGTCTCGGTATAGACTAAATGCCTCATAGACCAATGGTCGATTGGGTATATCAGGCCACTCCTGTTCCTGACATTTTAATCCATAAGAGGTCGCACATCGTATCGCGTATTCCGAGTCACTCACCACGGTAATAGGTATTCCTTTCTGAATGTCTTCTTTTAGAATAGAATAAACCTCGATGAGCGCAGATAGTTCGGCTGTATTGTTGGTCTGTTTTCCTTCTATCGTCTTGGATACGTTGCGTGGATCATTGGGCCCGAAGAAGATCCCGATACCCGCAGCCGCATTCTTGTACCCGTTGTGGATACAAGAGCCATCCGTATAAACATAATATGCGGGTTCACCTCCTTCAACCGGAACAATAAAGGCTTCCGCTTCTTCCCGAGACTCGGTTTTACGGAAGAGTGCATTTTTAAAACCTTTGACCGATTGCTGACATTCTGCCCAGGTTGTAAAGATGCCGATGTTTCGACCTTTTGCGACTGCATAATAGACCATGTGTCAAAGAAGTCTAACAATTGTAAGCAGATCCATTTTATTTTATTTATAAAATTGATGTAAAAATAAAATCAAAGGATAAGTAAAGATGGCTACTCAGGATTGGACCACGATTATTCTCAACAAGCCGGTGAAGCTGCCTGAGGTGACCAAACCAAAGCCAAAAGAAGATGTTCCTTTGATGGAAGTCACGGTCGAGCTCAAGGTCGCGATGCAACAGGCACGGGTAGCCAAAGGTCTCAGCCAGAAAGACCTGGCCAACAAGATGTGTGTACCCACCCAGATCATTCATACCTATGAAAACGGAAAAGCCATTCCAAACAATGCCTTTATTGCGCGTATGGAAGGGTTCCTTGGCGCCAAGCTACCTCGTATCAAAAAAAAGGTTGATAAGAAATCAGCGGAAGATATCTAAGCCTCTATGTTTAATATAAGTATTCTAAATCATTCACATTCCAATATTCAGGCGGACGATTGGGAATAGGTCGCATCAGAATAAAGGGTAACTTTTTTTCTTGCAACTCCTTCTCTGCAATCAGGGAAACATCCATAAGTTGCTTGTTTTTCAAAGTAACATACGGTTCAGCACCCTTGTTGAGCTGAGACACGCGCAATCCGATGATTTTAGCTCTCTCGTATTTAGACAAGATGGGATAGGTTTGATGATTGGGATCCTCAATGACACCATTTGCGTTTCGAGTAATCTGCGAGAGCTTGTACATTTCATCAAAGGGTTTATGGATTTCCTCTGGGTGAAATCTTGCTAAATAATTACCACGCATTTCATCGGTAAACTTTTCTTGATAGACAGAGGGCTCGGCCAATTCATCCTCTGGATCTCCGACAAACTCATCGGCTTGTGCGAATGTTTCTTCCTCGGAGGTCTCCTCAATGTCGTCTTCCTCCGAATGCACCTCACTCTGGATCGAGACACTGTCTTCCTCTTCTGACCCGTAGTCACTCATTTGTATAATAGAATATAGAATAATTTTATATTCAATTTTTGGTCAGCACAGGAAAAAAAGATAACTTATAACATATGTCTAAGGCGCCCACTTGGTCTCGCACACCGTACACAAATAAAGATACTTCATGTTGACGTCGTCGACACGCATATAAATGACGTCCTGTTTCTTGTCCTTGGTATAGACCTCGCACTGGTCGTTTGGACACTTCATGGTATAGATATGAGGCAAGGTCGGATCGTGAATGGTGTATTCATTAATCTTATTCGTCTTTTGGGTAGAATTTCCTTCTTCTGTACGAGAGACACAAAGATTGGTCAGCACGAGATTGTCCTCTTCCATCCCGCAGTTTTTGCAGTAATAGATGAGGGCCTCGGTCTCGTCCTCTTTGATCTTCATGTAATACATGTTGTCGCATACCTTACAGAAGTTCATCTTATAAAAGAGGTAGATTTATTATTTATATCAATTTTTATTTAGCAGGCCATAGAACCTCACTATTTGTTGTTCTAAGGTCATGTAATTCAAAAAACAACTCTGATCTTGAAATACATTAATGTCGACGAATACGTTCTCTTTTCCTTTCACGATTTCTAGAATCTTCTCGTAATGTTGAATAAAATAAGACACCAAGAAGGTATGATAACTTTGAAAGGCGCTAGGTATGTTTTCTAAGGATAAATACTTTAGCAAACAAACCTCAATGTTTTTGTATTCCAACAATTGATGGTAAGGTTTAAACGAACAATTCGTACGAGAAAATCCAGGCTCGTTCAAAAAAGGTTCTTCGTTTAAAATGAGGATAGAGATGGAGAGTAAGACCGATCGGATGGATTGACATGCACTCCATTTCTCCCCGGACCAGGTATTCAAAATGGAGAGACATACTTTGCCAGAGACATACAGATTTGGATTAAATCGAGTGCGGCCATCCCCATTGATAAAGGTTACCACGGGAGGTGCAAAAGGATAATTGGTCGGAAAGGCAAACTCGAACAAATAAAAGCCGTGTGCATAAGGAGTACCTTCTCGTCCGATGATGATGGCATGACCTTTCAATGCATTGGTTTCATCCGGAATATAAAAAAAAGAGGGGTCCGGATCGGATTGTATTTCCTTTATATCCAACATAATGCGTTTCACACATCTTTCCATTGAATGTAACTAAAGAAGTGTCTTTAATTGTAAAACGAAAACTTAAACTTTAAAATTGAGATAAAAATAATACGTCAAGGTATAAACAAAGATGGCTTGCCCAGTTGAAACCTTTCTCAAAAAGCACCCGGCCGAAGATGGACAC